TGGCCGGCTGGATCGCCTACTGGGTCGCCCGTCTCCTGCACCGGAAGGCTCGCTGAGATGATCGCGACGGTTCACGACTTCCAATCATCCGGCCGGATGACCGATGCCGAGTACGAGTTCGAGCGGCAGCGCCTGCGCGAAGCCTACGGCGACAGTTCCATCGAGGCCGCCGCCAAGCGCGACCAGGCAATGGCAACCCTATTCATCCGCAGCGGGTGGACTCAGGAGAAGCTGGCGCAGAAGGAAGACGTAGCCCCGCAAAGAATTGCTCAGCGGCTGCGGTTTGGTAGGTTTCTGAATTTTTCTACATCTGTAGAAAATCTCAAAACCTTGCCGAACAACCTCACTGAGGGAAAATTCCGGGACTATTGGTCGAAGACCGACAAGACCGAGACAAACGAGCGCATCCGGTTCCGTGCGGTACAGGCACTGATCGCCGAGAACACCGCACTACGGGCACAGGCCCGGCCGAAGATCGGCAAGGAACTGGTTGCCGCGTTCGGTGATGGCAAATGGCATAGCCCCGACAAGATGGCGGCACGCCTAGATGTCGAGGTCGATCTGGTCGAAGCCACGCTGACCACAATGCGCGACCGTTCCGGCGGCACCTATGGCGCCAACGCCGAGCGTAAGAAAGTAGGTAAAGGCTTCCATTACCGAATCTTTAAGAAGAACAAACCGATAAGCTCATCCGAGCTTGTCGAGAAACTCACGCCCATCATCGAGAAGCTGCTGGTCGAAGGCAAGAAGAACGCCGTTACGGCATCGCCGGCATCGGTGTTGATCCTCGCCGGGAACCTGCAACAACTCCTTGATGAATGGACGGAGTGAGTGGGTCGGTATTTGGGAATGGACCCTCCCACTGTTTGCGTCATCATTCCCGAGGCACTAGGTCATGTTCCGTTTGACTAACGCAGAAGTGAAGCCGCTCACCCGCGACGTTGCCATCGCATTCCGCGATATGGAACCGTCGCCGACCGAGCGGGAGATGAATCCGAGCCGCATCACGCACCTCCTCGAAAAGGCCGCGGCCGGGCAACTGGTGACGTTCCACTGGTCAACGGCAAAGTTCGGCAACCGCATCCTGCGGATGAACGGGCAGCACAGCAGCAGCATGCTGTGCACGCTTAACGGCACCTTTCCCGAAGGGCTCATGGTCCACCTCGACGAATATGAGGTGGATACCCCGGATGGGTTGGCGTCGCTGTTCCGGCAGTTCGACGACCGCAAGAGCAGCCGCTCGCCGGCTGATGTTGCCGGCGCATATCAGGGATTAGTCGAGCCGCTGAAGGACGTGAAGCGCCCTTCGGCCAAGCTCGGCGCCGAAGGGTACACCTGGTATCAGAAGGAGGTGCAGGGCTTGCCGACGCACCGCGGCGACGGCCAGTACTCGCTGTTCTTCGATACAGACCTTCACGGCTTCCTCTGCTGGCTCGGGGATTTGCTTTCGGTCAAGACCCCCGAGTTGAAACCGATCCAGGTCATCGCCGCCCTGTATGCGACGTTCAGCAAGAACGAAACGGAAGCGAAAGCATTCTGGAACAGCGTTGCACGCGGCGGGGTGGAGTTTGAGGACAATGCCCCGGCTACCGTTCTCGACAAGTGGCTGAAAGACCTCGACGAGAACAAGAAGAAGCGTTCCGCTGGCTTCAAGCCGGCCCAATTCTATCAGGGCTGCATCTACGCCTGGAACGCTTTCCGCGAGCAGAAGACGTTGAGCCGGATCAACTCCGAGAACACCAAGAAGGGGCTGCTGCTCCCGCACGAATAGAACATTGAGGCGTGGGCGGTCCTTCGGGCCGCCCTTTCTTTCGGTGGGGCCACATGATCATAAGGCGTAAACCAAATAGTGATGAACGCGATTTCTCGGACGATATCATGCGGGAATACTTATGAATCGGAACCCCTGGCCGTCGTTGCCCCTGGTCGGCCAGGGCCGGCGCGGGCGGCTCGCCCCCATACACGGGCTGCCCGCGTCATGAACGACAACGCCGAGTTTATCCCCAGCTTCGCCGCGGAGGCCAACGCGTTGGCTCGGATCATCGCGCTGGCATTCGACGCGACGCGCGATCTCACCACGCCGGCCGAACCCGATGTCGCCCGGCTGATCAATGAGGCGCTCGAACATGCCTATCTCGCTGGGCGGGAATCGCGATGAGCCGCACCCTCATGATCAAGACGCGCGGCCGCTTTTATCCCCGAGAGGCGCGGACGTTTTGCCCGTGCGAGGGTTGCCGCCTGCGGTTCGGGCGGCTGTTTGAAACGACCCGGCGGGAGTTCCCTTATTGGCTGCGGCCCAACCTGCGCCTTGGCTGGGTCAACCACGCGAACCGGCGCCGCTGGCAACACAGCGACCAGAAGCGATGAGCGGCCGGCTTTCACCCGGCGAAATCGGCCGCACCGATCCGATGCCGCCAGGGCCATACCATGTCGGTCTAACGCACGGCCCGCGCGGCGACGACGGATGGCCGTACACGATCGTGTGCGGCGATGGCCGCGCCATTGCCGGGCACGTCAACTCCAAGGAATGCGCCGACGCGATCGTGTTTGCGCTGAATTGCGTGCTGCCATGAGCGGCGACAATTGGACTGCCGACGCGCGGTTGGCGCTGATCATCGTTGGGGTCGGCCTTGCCCTGCTCCTGCTTCTTAGGTGGACCGCATGAGCGGCCGGCTCCCGGCATGCGAGGACAGCGCCACCATCACCGCGAGAATCGCCGAGCTGCGGGCCGAGCGCATGGCCGCCATCGCCGGCTGCGTCTGCGGGACGCTGGGGCCGAGGCAGCACGATGCCGCCGGCAACCTTGTGCACGCGCCACAGTGCCCGCTAGGGCCAGCGCCGCCCTCGGCGATGCAGGCGGCGCTGGAAGCGATGGCGCGCGCCAGGGCGCGGCTGCGCCGAGCCGGCGTGCCGATCCGCGAGATCGAGGGCGGGCGATGATCGTGGCTGGCGCAGACCCCGGCGCCGATGGCGCGGTGGCCTTCCTGGACGCGGAGACATGCCGGGTCTTGCACGTTGTCGATATGCCCATGTCGGCCGGCGAACTGCGGGTCCGCGAGCTGGCGGTTGATCTGCTCGCGGCGCTCGACGGCCGCCGCTGCGGCCATCTGTGGATCGAACGCCAACAGCCGTTCGCCGGCAGCGGCAAACGCACGATGGGCGCCACCTCCGCCTTCGCGCTCGGTCAGCGCTACATGGCCGTCTGCGCCATTGCTGCCTGCCACGGCTGGCCCTACGAGGTCGTGTCGCCCGTCAAATGGAAAGGGCATTTCGGCATCCGCGCCGACAAGGCCCTGGCGCTCGACTGCGCCGGCCGCCTGATGCCCGAGGACGCCCACCACTGGACCGCACGCCGCGGCCACTGTACCCGCGCCCGCGCCATCGGGCGGGCGGAAGCGGCGCTCATAGCCCTGTTTGGAATTAGGTCGTTCGCCGCCATCGCCACGGGGGCGGCAGCATGATGCCCCCTCACCGCTCCGGGCCGACATGCTCCCGTTCCAAGAGAGCCAGTACCGGCGGAACCCAAGACGGCACCGCGTGCGTGCCGCCCGTCCAGCGCAACACGCTCGTCCAGTGCAGACCAAACCGATTGGCAAACTCCCGTTGCGACATGCCGAGAGAGGATAACGCAGCTCGGAACTCGTCAGGCGTCATCCCCCTCCCCCAGTTGACATCAGGCGAACGAGTAGACCGCCAACAACGCCACCAGCCGCAAGCAATGCCGCTGCCGCAGTCAAACCCTGTATCACCATTCGCTTTGGCTCAAAGGCCTTCATCTGCCGGATTTGCTCGGTACGCTGTTCGATGTCGAGGAGAATTAAATCCCATTTGGCGCGCTGTTGCTGCTCCGCGGTTGGTAGGGTTGCGTCACTCATGGCGCGTAAAACCACGCCACGAGATCCTCGCCCCGCTTGCCGGAATCGTACTCAGCCAGCAGCGTCTCGGACCAGTTGTCGAGCATGCTCTCGATCGCCCAATCGCCGTCCGGGTCCGGCGCGGCACGCGAGATCCGCGCCCATGCTGCGTTGAGTTCGGCCAGCTCGTCGGCGCTGTAGCCGTCGGTGTTGTCGTCGCGGAATTGGTCAGCCATCTCGGTATCTCCTGTCTGCACGCCACAGACATAGCGATGCGCTATCTATCGCGCAAGAGACAAAGATGGTTAACGCGACATGAGCACCGAGCGCGACCTCGCCGAGGCAATCCACCGCGAGATCATCTCACCCGAGAGCGTCGAGGCCGCACTCGAGCTGTGGCAGCAGTCATCTCTCCTAGACGAGCGCTCGCGCATGTGGCGCGTGCTCGCCCGCACCAGTGCCAATGCGCTCGACGCCGTGCTCGCCCGCCGCGAGGCCCAGGCCGCCCGCACCGGGCCGTGGCCGGGACCGCAGGAGGAGCCCGGCTACCCCGGCTCGCTGGTGCCGCCCAAGCGGGGCACGCCGTGACCGAGCCGGCTCGGGAGCAATGGACGATCACCGGCATCGGCGAATGGCTCACCCGCCGCCGTAATCACATCACCGCATCCAGAATCGGCGCCCTGTTCGGACTACACCCGTTCCTCACGCTTGATGGCCTCATCGCTGAGCTGCGCGGCGAATCCGGTGAAGTGCCCAACAGCAGTATGCGCGACGGCCACATCCTCGAAGCCGGCTTTCCCTACGCCGTGAAGGCGGACGGCAAGCCGTGGGATCTGGTCAAGGCCGACACCTACCACTGGCTGCCAGAGCACCGACTCGGGGCCACGCCCGACTTCCTGATCGGCGACGACGGCTTGCTTCAGGCGAAGACCACCTCCGTCCAGCAATGGGAGAAGTGGAGGGGCACCGTCCCCACCGCGTACACCCTCCAGACCCTCACCGAGATGCTCGTCACCGGCCGCGCCTGGGGCGTCCTGGCCGTCATGATCCGCACCGCCGGGCACCCGATCCACTATTACGACGTGCCCCGCCATCCGGCCGCCGAGGCGCGCATCCTCGATGCCGTCGCCGAGTTCTGGAAACGCTGGGACGCAGGCGAGCACCCGCAACCGCAGACCGCCGCCGGCCTCGCCGAAATGGTCAGCGATGGCAGCCATAAAGACTTTTCCGGCGATAACGAAATGCTCTCGCTGCTCGCCGAGCGCGCTGACCTCGTGCCGGTGCGCCGTGATGCCGAGAAGCGAATCGATGAGATCGATTACGCCATCAAGAACCGTCTCGGGCCGGCCAGCACCGCTTGGTGCCCCGGCTGGTCGCTGACATTCAAGTCACAAACCCGCCGCGAGACGGTGCTGCCAGAGAAGCAGTTCCGCGTCCTGCGCGTCCGCGCCGTCAGCGAGGGCGACGGCGAGGAGAGCGCGGCGTGAGCCCGTCAGAGCAAGACCTCGATTTGGCCGAGACGCTGGTTAATCACCAGTGGGGCGTGTCTGTTCACAAGCTCGGTGTAGCATTTGCCAAAGTGCGCAATCAAGGCAAGCGGGACGGGATAGAGCAGTGCATCGCCGAACTAACTCGCCATGCCAGGCTCGACTCAACGGGCGATGAAACCAAAGCCGCCATGCACATCGTCGTGAATTGGCTGCACCGAACCCTCACCAGCCCGTCGCCAGATACGCGACACTCCTACACGCCAAACCGCAAATATCCGTGGTTTTGCGCCGAGTGTGGATATCCGGAGCACGAAAGGCTGCAACACGCCGCCCGAGAACAGGAGGCCACAGATGCCGAAACATGAAGTGGTGACACTCCCGCCGCGCCCCGGCACCGCACACTCCATCGCCGACATCGAAAAACTCGCCGAGGCCGTTGCCCGCAGCCGCATGTTCGGCATCACCACCAAGGAACAGGCCCTCGTCCTGATGGCGATCAGCCAGGCCGAAGGCCGCCACCCGGCATTGGCAGCCCGCGACTACGACATCATCCAGGGCAGGCCCGCCAAAAAGGCCGAAGCTATGATGCGCGACTTCCTCGAAGCCGGCGGCAAGGTCAAGTGGCATCAACTCGACGACACCACCGCGGACGCGACCTTCTCACATCCAAGCGGTGGTGAAATCCGTATCCTCTGGGATATCAAAAGGGCGATGACAGCGGGCCTCGCGAGCCGCGACATGTGGAAGAAATTCCCCCGCCAAATGCTGCGCTCGCGCTGCGTCTCGGAAGGCGTCAAGACGGTGTACCCGATGGCAACGAGCGGCTTCTATGCGCCCGAGGAAGTCGCCGATATGCCGGCAATGGCACTGTCGGATGCGCCCGCCGACACCGCTTCCGACACCACCGCCGACCTCGACCAGTTCGCTGCCGTTACGGGTGAAGCCGAGGCCTTTCCCGAGCGCGACATCCTGGCCGAGGCGCGCGATGCCGCGGAGCACGGCCGGGACGCCTTTGCGGCCTTCTGGCAGGCGCTGTCGATGACCGAACGGGACAGCATCCGGCAGCATATGGACGAGTTCCGCACCACTGCCTTGCAGGCCGACGACCCGCTCGGACTGCCGCCGCTGCCCGCCGCCGAGACGGTGACGGAGGAGGCGCCAAGTGCCGGCGCCCGCGC